ACGCAATGAAGCGCAGTATATGCAACGTTCATGGACTAGTGCTTACACTGCTTACATTGTGGGAGACGGCGGAATTGTTTATCAAGTCGGTCAACCTGGTTATGTACAGTACGGTGCTGGTTCGTATGCTAATGCTAACAGTCCTGTGCAGATTGAGTTACAGCACACGCATGATAAAGCAACTTTTGAAAAGAACTATAAAGCATACGTTGAATTGGCTAGAGATTCCGCTAAGAGATACGGCATTCCGCTTACATTGGACACGCCTTATAATCAACCAGGGATCAAATCGCATTTATGGGTAACTCAAAATATTTGGGGCGATCACACTGATCCTTATGGATACTTATCAGAAATGGGCGTAAGTAAAGAAAAATTAGCATATGATTTAGCTCATGGATTTACCGATGAAAATCCGACAACTTCAGATGATAAACCAGTCATTGATCCAACTCGAGCAGGTGCTGCAAATTCTACGCTGACAGATGGAACAAATTACGCCCACATTGATCAGTTYGGAGAAATCGAAAACGCAAACTTGCATGTGGCTGGATGGCACATTGCTAACTATAAATACGAGTATATTTTCATTATGGACTACAATACTGGRAAAGAATTAGCTMGAGTAAGAGCTGAYGGAATTTATAGACCAGATGTAAAYCAAGCTTATAATACTTCTGGAAATGTTGGTTATCATGTATCTTTCAATATGCGTAATTTTCCTAATAAGAAAGTMTACGTWATGATGCGGGCAACGAATGATCCAGAAGGAAACACTAAAGGTGGAGCGCAAGATTTCCACGATAAACGCTGGTATTTAAATATTCCGCAACGATAAAAAAAGCCCCTCATTAAGGGGCAGTACATATACTATATTTTTCTTAAGAGAGAACAAATATTTTTTGGAATCATATACTTCCTACACATTAAATCATAAGCTTTATAATTTCTGTTCTTTAAGGTAACAAAAATAGATTCTAATTCATCTATAAATCTACTTTGCACTAGACTTCTTGAAGACAATAATATGGTAATAGATAAAAAAAGCCCAACTATTGAATCTGAACGACCATCTTTTACTAGCATATGAGTTTTTTTGTTTTTAGAGAATAATTTAAATTCATGTTTAGGTAAAACATTTTTTTCTTCCACACAGTGGTTTACAATTCTTTGTCCATGGGCTACCCTATTGCGGTAAATGTGAATAAATTTCAAGGATTTGATAAACAAATTTTTTTGAGCACTAATATCTAGGATTTTTGGATTCATAAAAACAGAAGAAATATCATTTTTAGCTTCTTTTGGGCAAATACGATACAGCTCATAGATTGTTCCTAAAGAAAGTGCAGGTATAGAAATCCAAGGTGGAACATTATTATGTTCTTTTTTGTAATACTCAATTGAAGGATCACCACTTTTTTTGATGCATTTTTTTAAGTGATCAATAGTAACTTCTCTCGAAGGCCGGCCTTTCATTTTACCGTGTTCTACAATATATCCCCGTGCATAATTATTTTTATTTAAATAATTTGTTTGCATTTCACCAATATATAAAGAAATATAATAGGAACAGGATGTTTTTAATGTGGTTTCAATCATAGAAAAATATTTGTAGAGCAACGAAGATAAGTTTTTATCAAAATCATATATACTTAACAAATCCTCAAAATAATTTCCTTGAAAATCATCTTCAAAATCGCCTTCAGCATTTTGAGTAGAAATCGAGAATATTTCTTTGTAGCGATTTATTAGTCCATAATAAGAGTTATTCATTAGTACATATTTAGCATTTTCGCTGTCTTTAAATTTTAAGTTTCTTTGTTTTAAAATCTCAATTTGTTCTTCTAGTGTCTTAAACGGTTTATCTGTCATTTGGCCACCTCTACAAAAAAAGTCCCGCTATAATTGGTGCAGCGAGACATGGAAGTAATCTTCCGGATTCTTTTATTAACTAAAATATATCACTTCTTGAATTTACAGTAAAGTGTTTAGAAGAAATTAGCTAAATTATTTAATTATTTTTCTCTTTCTTCAATTAGATTCTTTAATTCTTCCAAATCTTCAAGCGTAGCTTGCTTCCGAATAAATGATCGATATAAAGTATTTAGATGACTGTATTGACAACTATAAAAATCATTCGATAAAATAGTGATGTTGTCGCATATCTTCAACCCATAGCTAATCACATTCCAAAGCTATGCGATAACAGGATTGTTGCCACACTTCTACTGGATAATCGTTTTATAACTTTATGTGGCAACAACCTGTACTCTTAGCTCAGTTGGTTAGAGCAGACGGCTCATAACCGTCCGGTCGTAGGCTCGAGTCCTACAGGGTACATTAATGTAGCCATTTGAATCGTTCTGTGTTAGAATTTTTTGAAGAGTATTATACAAGCTAAAGCTTTTCTYCATTGCCACTCAAATGAGTGGCTTTTTTATGTATCCTTTTATGGATTGGATTAATGAAAGGATGTTTCACATAGTTATACTTCTGTATATTTGAAAAGTTTTAMTTTGATTTTTAAATGGAAAGACATTTGGGTTAAATTGTGAGATAATAATAAAGAAGAGTTTAAAGCGTTCCCCAAAAACCACTCCCCCATAAGTGTGTTACGCTTTAAACTCTTTTATATTTGAAGCTATTAAAAAGCATACCATATTTTTGAAAAAAAGTGAGAAAAAAAGGCTTACAATTGGAGTGGTAGTTAATTAGTGACTTATTTTTGATTTTATAGCACTGATACTATAAAATATAGATGTCATCATATTACACAATCTTAATACYAACTTAAAAATATCTCCTTTCATAAGTATGGTGATAAAATCCGTTCCGGGCTACCTTTTTAGGTAGCCTACTTTAATCTTTATACCTTTCTGGATCAACGAAAGTATACTTTATATAGTCATAACGCCGATGATCGCTACGTGCGTCTGGCACGTCAGTCACGATATCAAACAAAAAGTATACATCCTTCTTCATTCTAGTTTTCGCAGCAGGAATTTTGAAATAGTTCTTATTAGAATAGTAGAGATTGATTAATAAGCTATCTTCGATTGCTAAAAAGAAAACTTCTGAATCCCAYACYTTATAAAAATCTTTGAYAAATCTATTCGAAGGATCAAATTTAAACCATAATTGTGTTTTTCCTTCCATTAACATAATATTCACCTCAAAAATAGTATACGAACTAATGTTCTTTTTGTAAAGTAGGAATATCATTGATAATATGGATGGAACATATATATTAAAAAGTGTTCTTTTTGAATGCCATTTTGAATGCCATTTTCATTCATTTAACGAAAATCAGCGAAAATAAAAAATGCTCAAACCCTTATAAAATAAGGATTTAAGCATCTAGCGAAATCTGCTGAAATCTCACAATGGAGACGGCGGGAGTTGCTTAAATGCTATTATATCAATACTTAAATTTAATTGAATGCCATTTTGAATGCCACATAGCTAGAAATCTATAAATTTATTGAACTTATCTGCTAATTGTTCTTTAGCAAGTTTTGATACATGGGCATAGGTATTCATAGTAGTTTGGATGTCCTCATGACCTAAACGAAATTGCACCTCTTTTAGCGAGGCGCCCATTTCTATTAATAAGCTAGCTTGAGTATGTCTGAAACCATGTACGGTAATTCTAGGTAGTTTTTTCTTTTGTTTTTTATCCATTTGATCTTGGATGTTTAAAAGCCATTTTCGTGAAGTATCAAGGCTCATTATATCGTGTGGATTTTTAGCATTAGTTTGACCGAAAATCAACCAATCATCAGATGGGGGAAGTGCTACTTCTTTCCATTCAAGAAGCTTATCTAAAGTACCTTGATCAATTGAAATTATTCGGCTAGACCCAACCGTTTTAGTGGTGTCAATTTCTAGTCCATTTGCTGTTCTAGTAACGGCTTTATAGATATTGACTGTTTTAGCCTTGAAATCTATATCTCTCCATTCAAGAGCACCTGCTTCTTGTTTTCGCATACCAGTCATAGCTAGTAATCTAAAAAAAGCTTGGATCTTTAGGTTTGGCTGATTATATAGTTCATCAAGAAACAATTTCAATTGTTTTTTATCGTAGAATGGTTCTTCAACAGTTGCTTTTTTCCTTCTTTTCGGTTTGCGTATGGCATCTGTAGGATTGGACTCAATCATTCCAAATCGAACGGCGTATTTAAAAACTAGTCCTGTGTAATTCATCATTTTAGTAGCTGTATCATATTTATTTGCCCATTTATCCATTAATTTTTGAATTTTGATAGGCGTGATTTCAGAAATATATATGTCGCCGAGTTCTTCTAATACATGATTATTAAAAATTCTTTCTGTTTTTAATAATGTAGATCCTCGTACTGTTCTTTTGTATTCAGTCATCCATAAATCATATACGTCTTTATATGTTTTTGGCTTATCTTTTTTTAATAAATTGTCCTCGTATTCACTTTGCAATCTTGCGAGTGCTAATTTTGCTTCACGTTGAGTTTTAAAATTTCGCCGAGTAGTTTTAACAGACTTTCCTGTTTCTGGATTGATTCCTAAATAAGCTTGGAACTTCCACGCTTTTTCACCGTTCTTTTTCTTATATTGTTCAAATTTTGCCAATTGAATCAACTCTCTTTCTCTGATACAATAGACACGTGAATAAGCCTATTGTGTAGGTTTGTTCTTTCTTAGAACACGCTCGCTTTGGTCGGTGGGGCGTGTTTTTTATACTAATTAGTTATGAAGAGCAATTGAAACTGTCTCTGTTCCAAAGTAACCTGTTTGTGCTTGCAATACATTATTTTGTGCATTTGCTTGGGCTTCAGAGATATCAAAAACTATTTTACCAGTTTGTTGCATATCAGGATTTAAGCTTTCCATAAAGAAAGAGTTAGTGATATTACCATTTTCATCTTGATTTGCCGACATAGATGCAGCCGAATCAGCTTCGAAAGTTTTTCCATCTGCTTTTAATTTGAAGAATGAGCTATCAACAGTCACAGCCTTATCACCTGCATTTTTTACAGATAAGTCAACTACTAAGAAAGTGTCTTTTGCGTTAGTAGGAAGTACAGATGGGCCAACTTGTTTTACTACTTCAACGGAGTTTACTTTGTATTCCATTTTCCCTACAGCAACGTCATCACCGATTTTATAAGTCTTTTCTTCTTTTGTTGTAGTTTCTTTTGTAGTTTCTTTATTAGTACTTGTTGATGTTGCAGTAGCTGAATCTTTGTTTTCACCGCCACTTAGAGCACCACCAATACCAAAAAACAAAAGTACTATTAATACCCAAAACCATACCCGTTTATAAAACGGTTTTTTAACCTTATACATTTTCCCATCTTGGCCCATAACTTTTTTTGCCATTTAAATATTCCTCATTTCTTGTTATAATATATTTGTGATCTCAGAAATGAGGTATGAGTCCGTGTTGCAGCACGGGCTTTTTTTTACTGTGCATAAGAGTATTTTTTCTTGAAATATGACTGGCAAACATTAAAACATTCTGTTCTTAACTTATTATTGATAGCATAGAATTCCATAAAATTTTCCAATTTGAACTGAGATTCATCTGTTAATTCATTCTCAATAAAGATATTAAGTAGAATCATAATAGCGATTCTATCAGCTTCAGCTTCGAACTTTGAATGAAAAGTTGTAGAGTTATCGTACAGTGCTGAATATTCAAAATGTGAAGCAATGAAATGACCGAGCTCGTGGGCTAAATGAAAAGCTTCAGAACTGTCTTCGTGTAGTTTTTCATTCAAAAATACTATTCTTGGTTTTGGATAATAAAAACCTGGTTCTTCCATTTCCATATAGATTAACTTTAAATTATACTCACTCAGCATTTCTTTCAACTTTAAATACATACAACCCATCACTCCAACTATTCATTTTCTTCTAAAGCTTTAGCAATTGCAATCGCTTTACGCATTGTCTCCTTAGATATTTCTTTTCCATCAAAAGAAAAAACAGTATCGTCTTCTGATAAATCCACATGTTTAGGGGTCACTTTTTCTTCGCGCCCCAGAAGATAGTCTACAGAGACATCGAAATAGTCAGCAATCCGACTTAATTCATCTGATTTAGGAGTATTATTTTTCCACTTTGCTAGATAACCGTTAGAATATCCTAAATTAATTTCTAACTGCCGTATAGATATCTTTTTCCTCTTCGCCAAGTCTTTTATTATTTCATAGGTATTCATCGATAAAACAACCTTTCTAAATGTTTACAAAAAAAGTTTAGAAAAATACGCAGAAATAATTTGACTAGTTCTGAGTAATTAGCTATACTATATCTTGTAAACAGATTTAACAACTAAAAAGACAACAAAAAACACTATTGATATGTAAATGCAGACCGCCAAGAAAGCTTTAAAATCAATGTTTTTATGTCTTATTTAATTATGCTCTTAGTATAGAGTATTACTCAGATACTGTCAATTGAATTTAGAAAAAAGTTGTTAAATTTGTTTACTTTACTAATGAAAGGAGTTGAAGTGATGGCGAATATTGAAGATACAAAGAAAAAAATTCTGAAACACTTTCAAGACAATGGATGGGATATTCCGGACGTAGCAAGTGCTCTCGGAATATCAGAACAGTATCTTAGAAAAATCTTGAACAATCCGGAAAAACATTTGAAGCAAGTCACAGATATTATTGCTTATTACAAAATTCGATAGGAGGGAAAAAGAAATGACACAAGAACTAATCAATAAAAATGATTTAGATTCATTACTTGTTGGCTATGTACCCAAACGTTATCTGAATCAGAAAGAAGCAGTTCGTTATACAGGAACTTCAGCAGGAACAATTAACGAATGGATCAAACAAGGTCTAAAAGTAATCATCTTCGGTGAAAACAGCCGTCCGAAATACGACATCAAAGATATCGATGAATTCATATCGAAATATAAAGTCTAAGGAGGCAAGCTAATGGGTAAATTTAACAGAGCATTAGTATTCAGCGCACCGCTAATCATCTACGCTTTAGGACTTTGGGGAAGCAGACAAGCGTTGATAGGAACGATTGTGTACATGGTTTGGATTTTTATGGGGCTGGATGAAGCTGAATACAAAACAAAAAAGCCAGTCGGGAGGGACTGACCAGTGGATAAATCAATTAATAAATTAGTTCGAAACTATCAATTAGAAAAAGCAAATTTAGCGAACACTAAACAAAAAATTATTTCTGCAGTACTTGAAGGTTTAGTCAATCAAACTGAGGCAATGACTGTAAAAGAAGCTAGAGAATACATTAACGAAACATTTAATCAGTACTGCGGTATTGAAGAAATCAGAGCAGATGTAACAAAAAACTTCGAGGAATATATATCGCACAGAAAGTTGTTTAGTTAATTATCTTTTTTATGTCTGCTAACAGGAGGATGTTTTAGCATCAATTTAGTATTGATAATCTGAACGAAAATATTTAAGTAAGCTTTTAAGATTTCAATATCTAATTCTTCGTTTTGATCCCAATGGGCGTAGTCATTGCCGAGAATGCGTACTACGTCAGCAGCTGTTTGGGTATCTACATCAGTTTTAAAGTATTTGCTAATTGCATTATTTAAATTAATTTTTGCTATTTCTTCACGAGAATCTAGATTGAAATTTAAAGCATAATCCTTTAGCAAAATTTCCAAAGATGCTCTATAACCCATTCCTGCGAGATCTATTGAATTATTGCTCTCAGCTAATTCTGCATCTCGGAACATTTTTACGAATCGTTCAGAAAATTTGACGATATGTTCAGGTAAGTTACTAGGTTGCTGAAGAGGGTAGAGTGTTTTACATTTTCCGAATCCTCCGTCGTATTCTTGTATAGAATAATGTCTCTTAGAGCATGCAGTGCAAGTATGCGAAAAGAACCCATATTTATCAGAGGTACCGATTAAACTTGTAGATGGGTTGTTTGAAACACCACAATTAGGACAAAGTACAGGTATTTCTAAATTTTTTTCTGAAATCATCGTATATGAACTGCTAGAAAATCTTTGATTTTTAAATTCCATAAAAGTACACCACCAGTTTTTTACCTAAATTATACCAAAAAGGAGAGAAGAAATAATGCAAGAATTAGTAATTTTGAAAAATAAAGAAGCTGTGACTACGAGTTTGCAAGTCGCAGATATTTTTGAAAAAGAACACAAAAATGTTTTGAGAGATATTGAAAAGTTAAAAGAAGATGTGCTCAATTTTGAGCAGATGTTTGTGGAAGGTAATGAACCAGATTCATATGGCAGAAATCGACGAGTTTTCTTCATTAGTAGAGATGGTTTTTTCTTGTTGGCTATGGGTTTTACAGGAAAGAAAGCTATTTACTTCAAACAAAAATACATTGAAGCATTCAACGAAATGGAAGATGTTATTCGCAAGAATACTGTTCCTCAAACAATTGAAGATATGATGATCTACCAACTAGAAGAAATGAAAGATGTTAAAAAAGATGTTTCCATGCTTAAAGATACTATGCGAATTAGTGGGCAACAAGAGTTTGAAATTAAACAAAAAGGAAATATGAAAGTTATGGAAGTTCTAGGGGGTAAAGAAAGCCGAGCTTATGAAGAAATCAGCAAAAAAGTATTCTCAAAATTTTGGTCTGAATTTAAACGTACCTTTTCAATCCCAAGATATGGCGAGTTACCTCGTAAGAGATTCGATGATGCTGTTTCATTTATTGAAATGTGGTTACCAGAAACTGCGATCCGCATGGAAATTGATCAACTGAACAGACAACAAAGACTTTTCGGTGATGAAAATGAATAGAGCTGAAGCGCTAAGAATAGGGACGGTAATTGCTAATCGCTGGTGGAGACACAATAAACCAAGCATCCTAAGCCAACAACATATTGATAAGCAAAAAGCATGGCAACAAATAAAAAAGTGACTCAGCCGGCAAGCATAGAGTCACAAAACAAAATATATCTAAGGAGAATTTTAGCATATGAATAAAGAACTTTCCACTTTAGATCAATATTTGACTGATTCTGAATGGGGCAAGTCGAATATCAAGGAAACAAATAATCGAAAAATCAGACGAAATCTTTTGACAGATGAAGAACTAGCATGTGATCAAGACGATTTGGGCAATTTTGTGAGTATTTGGGGACATGTCTACCTTATCCATCTATGGAAGCAGCCAAGAAAACCTGAATACATCTATGTCATCGAAGATGGCTTGATTGATGCACTAGAAGAGTACGACAGAGATAACTTGATTGATATCTCTTATTACGGATCAGGTAAGAAATACATTGCTGAAATGGAGGCAGAATTTGATGAGTGAAATCAAAGGGACAACGAACTTTGAAAAACTTTTTAGTCGTAAGTTAAATAAAATTCTCAAGAAAAAAGGAAATTTTGATTATTTATCTTGGGCTCACGCATGGGAGATTATGAAAAAGAATGATCCACAGGCAACGGTAACTATTAATGAGTACAAACACTACAGAGTTGTTTCTGGAACTCATCAAGACTTTCTTGTTGAGGAATACAAACCTTTTCTTATGGACGAAACAGGGACTTATGTATCTGTCTCAGTAACGGTTAAAGGACACACGGAAACCGAGTTATTTCCTGTTTTAGATTATCGAAACCAACCAGTTGTTAAACCAAATGCTATGCAAATCAATAACTCATTGAAGCGATGCTTTGTGAAAGCATTGGCTCTACACGGACTGGGATTATATGTATTTCAAGGGGAAGATATTCCAACACCACCTAGAATCGATACAAAGAAATTAAACATGCTAGAGACGATTCTAGAAGCTTTCAATGAGCAGATGGGTAAAGATATGACCAAAACCTTAATCGAATATGTTAATGAGCAGACAGATAAATTAGGGCTCTTAGCTGATAACGTTGAAACTATTGAACAGTTAAGCTATGAGCAATGTGCCTTGATGGAGCGAGCAATAGCAGCTAAGAGAAAAGAATTAGATAAGAAGTGATATGAGTGTTTAAACCATTAATCGATTCATATTCAGCGGTTCTGAAAAAGTTCAAAGGAAAAGACATAGGTGCAACTATTAATGAAGAAGTGAACATCGAACGTTTGAAGACGATGTACGACGGATATGATGGCGATCGGATTATTGAAGTTCGATTTATTGATCCACGTCGATTTACTGTGCAGCAACGAAACTTCATCTATGCGCTGATAGGCGATATTTTTATCGATACAGGCATGCCAACGGACTTCTGGAAGGAATTCTTCTACTTCCGTTTCGAAGGTGTCACAGGGCGCAAAATAAGCCTCAAAGACGAATCAAGCACAACCGTGAGTGATGCCAATATCTTAGCGAATATCATCTTAGATTTCATCTTTGAACATCATATTCCTTTCAAAGAAGGCTATGAGATTTTACCAGCGAATCAAGAATATTACTTCTACAAATGCATTACAAAAAGAGTCTGCTGCATCTGTGGCAAAACAGGAGCTGACATCGATCACTTTGACAAAGCGCTAGGAAGACGAAAGCGCAAAGAAGTTGATCATTCAGAGTACACATTTGCAGCACTCTGCAGAATCCATCACACAGAGAAACACAAAATAGGTGTGATCAATTTTAAAAATAAATATCAAATCAAAGGAATCAAGTTAAACCAGGAAACAATTAAGAAACTTAGAATAGGAGGGTAAAAAATATTGTCTGACAACAAACGCTACTACTATTTAAAACTAAAAGAGAATTTTTTCGATAGTGACGAGATGGTTCTCTTAGAAAGTATGCCAGATGGCTATATTTATTCTAATATTCTTCTCAAACTTTATTTAAGAAGTCTAAAACACGAAGGTAAGTTGATGTTTAATGACAGGATTCCATTTAACTCTACAATGCTCGCAACTATTACAAGACATTCTGTAGGAGTCGTAGAAAAAGCGGTACAAATTTTCCGTGATTTGCAGCTTATTGACGTATTAGATAACGGAGCAATTTATATGTCTGATATACAAAGCTTCATTGGAAAATCCTCAACTGAAGCAGATAGAAAAAGAGAATACAGAAAGAAAATAGAAGAGGCAAAACGGAATTTAATAACTGGAGGACAAGTGTCGGACAAATGTCCAGACAAAACTACACCAGAGTTAGAGATAGAGATAGAGAAAGATATAGAGAAAGATATAGATAAAGAAGAAAAGAAAGGTAAGTATCTGACGAACACTTACGCCTTGCTAAAAAAATGCAAAGTAATTTAACTGAAGATTTTCCAAAAGAAATGAACAAAGTAGATATCGAAAAATGGGCAGACACAATCAGGTTGATGGAAGAAAGAGATAAAGCGTCTATAGAAGCGATTGAGTATGTGATCAATTGGCTACCTACAAATGAATTTTGGTTTGGAAATATTAGAAGTGCTAAGAAATTGAGAGAAAAATTTGAGAAGCTCAAATTCGAAATCAAAGCAGACAAGAAGAATCATAAAAAGCAAAGTCAAAAACTACAGTACAGCAATCCTAGTGAATATGACGACTTGCCAATTTAAAAAGGAGATGCATCACATGGAAAGCCTAGCAAATGCTATGGAGAAGCTAATAAGAAGAGTATTAGTGCAAAGCGGAAAATGTCCAGAATGTAGCGAACCTTTGTATAGTTGGCGAGCTAAAAATAAGGATGGTTCAGAACGTTGTAAACCAACATGCATGAGTTGTGGTTATAAAGCGTTACGTGTGAAAGAGGATATACAGACCGAACGGATATATAACGACAGCTTAAAAGCACGAGCGTTGAGTTTTTTTCAAAATGGTTCGGTTTTAACAGATAAAACTTTGTTTAAATGCAAAATGGAGAATTATCACGTAGTGGACCAAGAAACGAAAATTGCTTTAGAAAGAGCTAAAAGCTATGTAAATGATGTCCTACTGAATCATCCTTCACATTTCATTCTATCAGGGAAATCAGGAAGCGGAAAAAGCCACTTGTCAATGGCGACAGCTTGGGAAATACTTGAGCGCTCAAATTATGACAAGAAAATACTTTTTATAAGCTATCAAGAGTTATTAGAGCAAATAAAGTTTTCTTATAACAATGCTGAACTGAGAAAAGAAATTGAAGGATCGCTTATAGCCGATATCAAAACAACTGATTTGGTGGTTTTTGACGATATTGGAGCTGAATTAGGTAGCGGGGTATCAAATAGTAGGCAGTTTACAAACAACACGTTAAACACGCTCTTAGAAGCCAGACAGAACAAGGCAACGATCATCACAACAAACTTATCTGGTCCTGAACTAAGAGAAGCCTACGGCGAAAGAATTGTTTCTAGGATATTTAAGAATTCAGAAGGTTATGCGCTGAAATTCCAACAAACAGCAGACAAGCGCATAAAACCAGTGAAAGGTAGTATCGCATGAATAAATACCGTAATAAAAAAACTGTTCATCGAGGTATCAAGTTTGATTCTATCGCGGAAGCAGAGTATTACGATCTAGCCTTGTGGCAAGCTGAAGCGAACGGCTGGAAAGTAAAACTTCAGGAAAGATTTGAGCTGATGCCGAAATTTGAACTAGACGGAAAGAAGTATCGCAAGATCGAGTATATTCCTGACTTCACATTTTATAAAAACGGCAAACTTGTCAAAGTCGTAGATGTCAAAGGAATGCAGACAAAAGACTTTAAGATCAAGGCAAAGTTGTTCTGTCATCAATATCAAGTGCCGTTGATATTAGCCAAAAAATATCGGAATACGTTCAAGGAAGAGCGTTTTTAACGAGGTGGTCCATCATGACAACAGAAGAAGTGATTCAAATGCGTATTCGAAGCCTTCAGCGTGAGATTGACGATCTGGAGCGAACAAAGGCAGTGATGGTCAATGAAACGGCGAAGAAGGCAATCGATTTGCACATAGAAAATTTAAGAAGGGAAATCCATCGATTGGAGGAATGAGCGTGGATAAGAAAGCAGCAATGAAACGAATCATCGAACTGACACATTCTGAGAATTGGCAAGAAGACAAAGAAATAGTTGCAGAAGTCCAAAAGCTCGGCAAATCAATGTGGACTGAAAAGCCTAAACGGAAAACGCCGAGAAAAATTGCAATCTGGCATGGTGATCGAATTCTAGTAACAGGTACTGCTGAACAATTATCTGAAATTACTGGATTAAGCAAAAACATTATCTGGGATAGAGCTAGGAGCTTATGGATTGATTCAAAAGGACGACAATTTAGGTATGTGGAGGAGAAATAATGCTAGACATGAAAATCGAAGATTATCGAATTACCAGTGATTCTAGAAACATTGTCCTATCGAAGGTAAGACGAGATGAGGAAGGAAACATCCGCTACACAGAAGCAAAAGAAGAATCACGAGCAGATATCGGATACTTTCAAACTGTCTCATCGTGTTTAAAGGCAATACAACGCGATTACGTGTTAAGTGAAGAAAGAACGATAAAAAGTATTATCGAGTACAAAAAAGCGTTAGAAAACATCACTAGACAGTTTGAACAGGCATGTGAGATTGAGGAGGAGAAATAATGGCGAGCGTTTTAAATGAACCAGTATATAGAGTTAAGGAATATTCTAAATTAAATCGTCTATATGCAGAAACAGAACAGCAAAGAGAAGTATTAGATGTATCCATGAAGCAAATATTTGTCGAATTTGCATGTTTTAATGGTGGTGTTTTAGGTATGTGGACAACGACTCGTATGGGAATTGAAATTGGTAGTCAAGCCGAAATAGAATTTGAAAGTGAGTTAAAGAAAGAGGAAAGTCAAGGCTACCGAATTTTAAAAAAGAAAAGCCGTACTTTGAAAAGGCTAAATGACATGATTGGAGAAGAACTAGAAGCATTTAATTCTGCACAATCAAATTACCGATTTGAACTGCTTACGCAATATGGCATGAACAATGTGAGTGGCGTACATTCTATTGATGGACAATTATACGTAAGTCTAAGAGCTGAACCAGAAAGAAATGAAGAAGAGCTAGAACCAATCGATTACAAAGAGTACCTTTCGTTTTATATCAATGCTAAAACACAGGAGGACAGCGAATGACACCGAGATTTCGAGCGTATTCAAAAGAAGAAAATGAAATGTACTATCCGCATAATGATAAAAATGTGGATTGGACAATAGACGATGAAACAGGCTTTATTGCTCCGCTTGTAAATTTAGGCGGTGGCATGATGTGGGGAATGATAGACAAATACGAGCTCATGCAATCAACAGGACTGAAAGATAAGAACGGTGTGGAAATATTTGAAGGGGATATAGTGTTAGTCAGCGTGCGAAATGGCTTCGATTACTTAGATAATAAAGTTTGTATTGTCAAAAATTCAATAGATTATTCCGGATTAGTTTGTGCCACTGTTGATGAAGATTTAGAGTATCGAATTTTTAACACAGAGCTGTTTGAAGAATACACGTACGAAGTCATCGGAAATATATACGAGAATAGCGAGTTATTGGAGGAACAGCGATGAATAAACAGGAATTGATTGATAAATACGAGATAGAAGTCGAACTTGGGTAAGGAGAAAACAATGTTAATAATTAAAAAAGGACAAACATATATTTGTACAAAATCAGATAAACGATGGTGGACAGTAGGTAAAGAATATCCAATATTTTTGAATAGTTACAACGAACCAGCAATTAGAGATGATGATGGTGACGATTGGCCTTCAAGCTATTTAAGCATATCTAACAATCAATTTAAACTAAAAGAGGAACAACCAAAAGTAACACTAGACGAACCGCAAAAGCCAGTGGTACCGAAGTTTGTGGCGGAGTGGTTTGAGGATAATAAAGATGATTTAGAATTTGCCATTTGGGAATTGTGTGTAGATTCTTATGGTTCTGCTCAGCAAGGGATGTTGGATTGGATTCAACAATCCGAAAACAATCCAATCGAAACCCTCATCCGCATGAAAGACGGTTACGAGATCGAGAAAGAGCCGTTGTACAGTGTAATAATTGCTGGCGAGTACCTTGTCAAGGAGATCAGTTGCAGTAATGAAGTTAAACTAGTATCAACAGCTTACCTGCCGCAATACCTTGCACACCACTACCAACTGACCGAAAAACAGATTAAAGAAATTGATGAAAGATACTGGCCATTTGCTGTGCCAGTGGAAGAGGTGGTAGAAGGATGAGCAGACATTTAATGCTCCATATACCAGACGGAACAAAGGCAATTGCAATTAGTATTGTTGCTGAACGAAAAGATGGTAATTTGGCGTTGACCACAAAAGGTATTGATACCAAACAGATTTTAGAAGGCAGAGATGTCGAGATAGAGATCGATGAGGAGGAAGTGGAATGAAAGAAGAAATATACTACGCAATTGATTCTGAAAATGGTTATGTGCGAGGTTTAAATGTCGATGGGTCGCTAAGTTTGGGAGGCGGAAATGTCATTAAAAACATGAGCGGTAATTACGTTTATGCAAAAGATTTAATCGAATTGATTCGTGAGTATACAGACCATGAAGTGAGTCTGAAAAAAATCACGGTAACGACGGAGGAAAAAGAATGAAACTAAAAGACGGATTTTACGCTAGTAGTCATGGCATCGGCGGTTTGATGCTAGATATGCCGACTAAGAATCCTAAAACACGTAAGAAACCAAAAGTCAAAGTCGGTGACATGGTTCGCTGCGAAGCAGAAGGGTTCATCTATCCGTTTCGTGGATATGTAGAGCATCTCTATAATCACTCAGCAATCATTCGCATTGAAAACACGATGGAATGCGATAAGTGGTTAGCTAAAAGCAAAGAGAATTTAGCAGTGGCTCGATTGGTGGATATGGAACTAATCAAGAGCAAATAAAAAAAGCCGGATCGCTCCGACTCAAAATAAATAAACACGACACGTTTATTATATCATAAAAAAGGAGCGGTTTGACTTGATGCAATTGTTACGAGAGGTAGATTTCAAACAGACAAGATGTAATGCGAGAGACGTGCTGAAGAACTTTCGGCGTTTGGAGCGGATGGCAGGTCGCTCTTTGATAGATATTAAGTCTCCTATCATAACCGATATGCCGAAGGCACCAAAACACGGCAATAAGGCAGAGGACGCGATCATTCAGATGATGGATATAGAAGCAGAGAGAGATGCGATTTTAGCGGCTTTGATGGCTCTTAGTCTGATTAGTCGTCAGATACTCTACTACAGCTTCTGTGACGTAAACAAGCACTCTAATTATGAAATAG